CAGTAGCTTCAAGGTGTTTAATCTGATTCTTGACATCCCGTAACTGAGCGATAGCCAACTCAACTTGCTGTGTAGCCGTAACCACCGCAGTAGAGGATGACGGGTAAATGATCTTAGTTTGCTCAATGGTTTCTGCTGGCGGAAGCGTACCCGCTTGGCAATGACCCCAAACTGTAGCCATTTTCTGTATGAGATCATCTTTTTCTTGGTCTGAAATAGTAAATTCAAAGGTATGAAACTCTTGACCACCAAATAAAACAGCCAAAAAGATCCGATTAACATTGTGGCAAGCAGCTTCGTGGACAAGTTGTGCGTAATCAGCATCAGGAATCCGATTAGTGTCGGGATCAAACTTAGAGCGAACTGCTGCGTTGTAGTTTTTAGCTTCAACAAGCACACCACCATCAGCACTAATGAAATCAAAATGAGATTTAAACCAAGTATGCTTTGAATGGGTAATCGAGTAATCAGCATCTTTTAACTCCATCTTTAAACGATCTTGAGCCAGCTTTCCAATCAAAGGTTGCATGACATGACCCATCTGCACTGCTTCCACGCCTGAGAGGTCTTTTAACTCCTTCTTACCTTGTTTCTCAAGGATTACATCGACCATCTTGCCATTAGCGACCTTACGGCTATCACCTGACCATATGGCGGAACGCCTTATCTCTGGTGCAAAATCTGCTTGATCGTTCATACCACCTCCATAATGGTTTTAACAATCTCTTTCCAACTGTCGATCTCATCTTCTAGATCTTCTAACTCTTGACCTAGCTTGCCAGTTTTGATCTGCTCTTGTTTTAACTCATCTAGCATCTGAGCTATAAGGTCATCTTGCCTTGCGACTAAGTTTTTAAGACGATCCACCTCTTTTTTGGTGTAAGCATCATTGATCTTCTTATCAACTGCCTTCACTGGAAAAGGTGTCTTAGGTTTATTCTTACTGCCTGGTGTTCTTGCCATGATTAACTCCATTAGATAGGTTATTTACCAAAAGGGATTGCTGAGAGATCGTCAAGATCCTCTACTTCAATAAAAGCAAACCACTTCGCATCTTCCCCGCATCCGCTTATGGGCAAGTTACGGCTGTTGTCTGCTGTCATTTTCTTTTGTAGTCCCGTCACCATATCGTGAGGGCGTTGGGGTGACAAGCACTGCATAGTGCTTTGGTCTAGGTGTTTGCAATTAACGCAATATTCCATGATTATTCCTTATTAAATAGTTAGGGTTTCAGTTACTACAGATAGAACATTACTACATTACTACGATTAGTGCAATATTTATCCAAAAAACAACAGTCCTTGCGTTCTGACTTCCTTTCCTGAATCGTATCTCACGCTATCCCCTTTAGGATAAGGCTCTACAGGGTATTTCAATAAACTGTTTAATATTTTCTTCTGGCGCTTATCACCATGAAAGTAAATATATCGGTGCTTGCGTGATCTTTGAGTATGGTAAAAATCATCCCCGTATTGCTCTTTGATCTGCTCTAGTGTTTTCCCATCAGCTAAGGTCTTAGCGTGCTTATGCTCTAACCCCTTAACTGCCCAATCCACTCTGTTAGCCGACAGTCCCGTATAGATGAAGTTAGTAGCTTGGTAAACATAGCCTACATGACCTTGACCAGTATCAGCATAAGAAACAATGATCGAGGGTTTAGGTAATAGTTTGATGGAATTAGCCACTAGAAAACTGGCTTGGTTCTTGGTGTTATCCATCAAGCACACACGATTAAGCTCTAGCACCTTATCAGCGTATTCCTTGCCACAGATCCCCATACACAGGGGGGGGAAGCGGGTATGCCATAGGTCACAACACCTATTAAACCCTTGCCATCTTCATATAAGCCAAAGGCGTGCATGATCTGAGGGATTCTTTTAGCGTAATGCTTTTCTAAAAGCCAAGGATAAGATTCTTCAGGCTTTATTCTTAACACTTGCATTATTGTCCTTTTCAGTCACTACATCGCCTTGAGGATTGATGTAATAAGGCGTACCTGTTTCTGTTGCTCTGATCCATTCTCGATACTGAGCTGCTTGGTTCATTTCTTGCCATTTCTGCGCATCTTTATCTGCTTTATTCATTTTGTTGCACTCCTTTAAAAAGTATGATCTAATCCGATTAAGTTTGTTTTAGTGGTGGTTTTGGGTCTGTTATGCGATTGGGTCTCCATAACGATTTAAGACCATTACCATCAAAATCACCATTAAAGCAAACTACTACGGGGCTATAACCCAGCCCTCCTAAACACTGTGGTAGTGGATAGGGATAAACAAGTTGGCTTTCATCTGTCAGACCTTTACAGGATCGCACTGGCTTAGTTAAGCAACATAGATAAACGATGACCACCTCTTTTTTAAGAGAACTCCGCCCTAAAGCGGGTTAGGTGCTTAGCAATTCGTGACAAGATTAAATTACCTCCTACATAGTAAGAATGATTTAAACAGCTTTTAAGGGGTTTTCTCACAGGCGTGATACTTACCCCCTCTCTGTTAGTTTAAAGGGCTAGGATGAGCCAAATAAGAGGAATTACAGCTATTGCACAGGCTATTAGTATTAGTTTGTCGGTGAAACTATCTTCTTTATACATATAAAGTACCTTTTCTGACGATTGAACTCCAGGCATTGAAGGACAAAGGGATTTCCCCTTACTTCATACACCAATAGACATAAGCTGAGTATTTATCTTGTTTGCTCATGCTGCAACCTCAACAATTAAACCCATCGCAATAGTGGTAGCGCATAAATCATAATCAGTAACAATTTGACCCATGAACTCATGGCTTGCTTGATAGCGTGTTTTAACTAAATCACCTGCGCTGTTATAGGTTTTGAGAATGTCTGTAACAATGCAAACTCTGGGCGCTTTACCCCTTGTTTTGAACTTTGTGCCGATTGAATATTCCATGATTGACCCCTTAAATAGCTGTTAGATTGTCAAAGAATGATTGTTCAGCTAATCCAGCCTGAACCCCTGAAAGCCACTTAGAAATGTGACGAGATGTAGTAACAGACCATTTTTGTGATGTCTTGTAGTAGTTTCCGTTAAGTTTGCAAGCTACTGGAGTTTGATAACTGAATAGAATGACTGTTCCATCATTTGAAACTAGCTCTGTCATGTTTGATGCTATTGGTTTGATTTTCATGGTTTAAATCCTTAGTAGTTAGGTTTTATGTAGCTATGATTACACTACATAGATATGATTATATAAGTTAGTAACATGATGTCAATAGTTATTTGTAATATATTTTCTAGGTGTTTTCCCTAACGCAATAGTCTATCTTCTATTGTATATAGTCTATAATATCTATATATAGAAGTAATCTATCGTCTATCTTCTATTGTCTATCTTAGTTTATATAGTGGTGTAGTAAATAGATACATAGATAGCCAGGTAGTCAGATCGAATGGCGGGTAGGTTTGCTCATCGTGCGCTCTTATCAAATTCAAATAGGGGTACGGGTCATCTCTCACTGTCATAACTCTATAACCTTGCATAGGTTACTTAGAATTGGGATCGGGATAGATTAAACGATTGCACGATGACTGTTTGCCATTTGAATTGGGCATGAGTACGGTGAGGTGTGCACCCCCTTCCGAGTCCACCCCAAAAAAAATATGTGTTTTCCTACATCTTTTGATACTATTTGTTCATGGCTAACAATGACGCTTTATCTAAATCGTTAAACACAAATATGAGCGCTGTGCCAGCTCGGAATCAGCAACCTTCGTTAGTTGCTGATTGGGTTAAGAACTACATTCCGCTTCCTATGCGAATGTTTGTAGATGCGTTAAAAGGGCGTAAAGATGTTTTTACGGAGAAAGACTTAACCCCCGATGAACTAAATAAGCTAAGAATAGTCATTACAGAAGCCAATAAAAACAGATTTGCCCAGCTTAATGACAAGATTTCTTATCTAAATAGGAGCATTCAGGATACTCAAAAGATTGCCAAGAGTGCATTGGCTGAAGGTCGCAAAGATCTTGCCAAAGAATATGATGCCAAGACCAAGCAGTATGTTGAAAATAAGAACCATCTTGAAAAACAACTCAAATACCTAAAGACTAATTCTGGTAGCGTGAACTACGCAGATTACGACCAGAGCAAGGCGGGGGAAATGACCACTATATTTGGCGTAGATCCAATTGCCTATAGTTTAGGTAGGTTTACTTATCAGACAGATCCTAAAGGTCAAACTAGCGTAAAAGATACCTACGAATTTAGTAACCCATCTAGAGATGAATCCGTAAAGGAATACTCTAAAATGAATCAACCAGAAAAAATCCTTAATATTGTTAAAAGATCATTGGTAGATGGAGCGCAACCTTTATCTGAGATAGGCAACGCCTACATTGGTAAAGAGGGTTATCCCGTAGATATAAAACTACCTAAACAATAATTACAGTTTATTGAGCGTAGTTGTGTTGTCGGTTAAGTTCACGCTTTGATGAGCGCAATAGAACTTACGACTTAAAACCTTATCTAGATTGAAGCAATTGAAGGTTGTCCACATCGGACCTGTGGCTACACCTTCTATGTGTTTACAGCCATTGGACAGAACTCCGATGTCAGTGACCGTAAAATGGTGGTCTAAAGTGCATGGAACAAGCCCTGTAGGGTAGGTTGTAATGACTTTATA